ACTTACCGACTGTATTTCGCAAGACTGTGAATATACTTTCTTGAGTTGAAATTGCAACCGCATCTGATTCTCTATCTTGTACTAAATCTCCATAAATCCAAATACCAGATGGCGTTTTTCCTCTAAATTCATGTTCTCTCATTTGCTACCTCCGTCTGATATGCTGGGCGCTTAAATGCTTCTCGCGCCTTGTCGTTCTTCATTTTCTCCATGCGGTTGTAATGCTTGTACTGCAATAATTTATATTCGTGTGACGTGTCTCCACTCATTTTTACTTCTGACATTTATTTACCTCCAAATCAGTTCTATTTGCATATTTTGAATTTTTCTCTTAGCCTTTTGACGTATTGTTCCGTTGGTTTGTACCGTTTACACCTTGAAATCCAGTTATCAAATCCTTTATTCCCATTGTAATTAATACAATCATCACAGTTAAAGCAAGCGAAGTCGGATTCCTTAGTTGAATCACAATCAGCACAATCAACGTTGTTTGCGCAATGAATGCAAGAGCATCCACCGCAAGGACTTGCATAATCTTTTCTTTTAACAACTTTCTCTGATTCGCAAAAATCAAATATACTTAATTGCTCATACCGTTCTGTATAGCCTACGCACCACGTGGTCGGGCATTTATCCGCTTTGCACGTTTCGCACGCTTCTAAGCACTGTGCGGTGCATGTAAGGCATATACAGTTGTGTGGACAATTGCTCATATCTTTGTATATCTACTTAAGTATTCTTCAAATGTTGGTGTTGATTCCCATATGATCCTGTTGTTTACCCACCGTTGTAACTTTTTAAGTTCATGTCTTTTTTTCAAAGATTCTTTATCGTACAACATGACATATGGCCAACACCCGATTTCTCTCAGCTTATAAATACGTTCTAAATCCTGTTGCGTTATTCTTCTTTCATCGGCTCCGCACAGCACATAAACAATTATTTTTCGTCTATCCCATTTTGTTGATTCCTTGAATTGTTTTAATTTTGGAAGAATAACTTTTTTATCTTCATACCGATCCCAAGCAAAATGCACTCCTTTGCATTTTATCTTTTTTAACATTTCAATTTTTTCATCTGTCATAAGTCTTATGTCTAATCCTTGTGAGAAATCAACATATGCTTTGCTATTAATTAATTGCTGAAATATATCTTTCCAATCAGTACATGCGGATATGTTAGGATCAAGCAATACAATGTTTTTTTGATTATTCCAAAACTCTGACAAGTCAGCTACTTTCTGCGCTTTCATGCCTTGCATATTCTTAACATGGCAGAAATCACACCCTCTAGGGCATCCACGCGACATAAATCCGTAAGCAGTATCGCTTATTCCATATAGGTTATAGTCTGGATATATGTGTTCTATCTCTTCCGGTAAATTCTTATCTATCTGTTTTTGATATATTTCTTTTCCATTTACAAGCGAAATAGCGTATCCGCTACCACCATAAACGATCTCTTTTGCATTGATTGGATACTCATAGTTTGGTGTAAAAGAGAATACTTTTGATACATATACCTTGTCATATTCCCCTGTGAACTCTACATACCACTCGGTCGTATCTCCCTGTAATTTATGCCATGCAGATAGCTTCATAATGCAAAGATTAGGGAAAGGATTTTTGCTATTCTTCTGATCGCAATCAATAAACCCAATTCTCAATTTTTCACCTACTTCCGTACCGCTGATTCATCCTGTGCCACTGGTTGTAATTCTCCCAGACATACCGCATGATAAACGCTGATTTTAACTTTTCAGTCATTTAAGTATTGATTGAGTTCTTTCATGCTGTCACACTTTACTCGTTGCCAGCAGATAAACAAACCGCCTATTACTGCTATCTTTTTATCCTTTAAATACTTTCTTAGGTCTGCCTTAAATATGTCCTCTTTCAAATGCAGTGTATCTGGATGATTTGCTTGGTGCATCAAGATTGCATTTATGTCATGGTTGATCGCGATTGATATCTGCATCCCTGTTGCCATTTCATATCCAAGGCTCGCTCCGCCTCCACCGCAGAAGCAATCAATACTAATTTCTCTCAATTTTTACCCCCTAACATTTTCTCAATATATAAATCCATCGAATAAGTGAGCTTCGTGCAATTACCATGCGATATATGGCTTTTCCATGATCCGTAACATTGCTTGAACTTTTTTTCTGAAAGCTTTCCGTCTCTGACTAGCTTCGCCATCTTCCCATATTTGCGCTTCGCATTACGCTTATTCTCATTCTTAAGTTTCCGTATTACTTTTCCATCCGGAGTGACATAGGTATGAAATCCGGTAAAATTCAATCCATTCTTGAACGGCAATATCTGTGTTTTTCCATTCAGCAATAATCCAAGTGATTCAACAAATTGCTGAATATCACACAAGCACTCTTTTAGATATTCCTTGCTGCTGTGAATCAAGTAGAAATCATCCATGTATCTGCCATAGTATTTGATTCCAAGTTCACCTGTGATGAAGCAATCTAGTCCATTCAGAAAAAGCAATGCATATACTTGGCTTGTCTGATTTCCAAGTGGCAACCCTGGATTGTTTGTGCTGTCAATCATCATATGGTTCAACCATTGAATCCCATCATCTGAAAAGTAATAATCAACGATGTCTTTTAGCCTTTCATGCTCAATATTGTAGAAGAATTTTGAAATGTCACATTTGAGAATCCATCCGGCAAGTCCATTTTCAAGATAATAACTGCGCATATCCTCTTTCAAACAGTCCAGCCCGAACAGTGTTCCTTTTCCAATCTGTCCGGCAAAGTTATGATTGACGAACTCGCTTCTAAGCTTCGGTAGCAGGACCGTATCACATAGGCAATGCTGTATGACCTTATCCTTGAATGCACATGCTCTTATGAGACGTTCCTTTGGCTCGTATACCATAAATTCATGGTATCCAGCTATTTCATACGTTTTACTCTCTAACTGCTCTTTCAGTGCATGTACACCATCCAAAGAAAGAACCTCAAACCTAGCAGAACTATTGCGAAAACCTTTTCCGGCTTTGGCTTTCCGATAAGCTTTGTACAGATTCCCAAAATCTGTGACACTTTCAAAATCTTCCATAGGTACTCCTTTATATTTACCTCTATGAGGAAGGTCGTGCGCTCTTTTGTATCTAAGGCACTGATTTCGGCTTTTCGCCTACTCTTACTCACCATTTTTATGATCCAGAACGGACGCACCGCATTATTGTTGTTGCAATTGTTATTGTTGATATTGCCCCTAGGCGAAACAACACAAATATGTACAGCGCACGACCTATAAATTGTTTATCTTTTCTTATCTGTCTTTCTCCAAGCAATGGTCATATACTTGACATCCGTTACCAACTTCGACCAATATTCGGTGCTATTCCAAGCAAGTAGTCCTAATTCCTTTGACAGTTCAATATAAAACAGCAGTTCATCACAGCATGTGATTGCTTCTGTCTGCAATCTGGAGCGTTCCTGTCTTTCCTCTACAATCTGCATCCGGTTGGCTTCCATCAGTTTTTCATAGATATCCATACTTTTTAACTGAATACGATCCACTAGCGAAAACCTATATTTTTTCGGATACCGATTGCAATTCGATGTCAGCGTATATCCATGCTTTACTAATTCCATTGCTTTTGTGATTACCTTTAATTCTTTGCTATCTTCCATCACAAATCCTTATGATTCAAAGATAGAAGAATCGAAGATACAAAACGGACGCACCGCACCATTGCCGTCGCAATAGTAATAGTCGACATCGCCCCCAGGCGAAACAACACAAACCGTTGTATCATAGTCGTTGCACGGAGTGGAGAATGGAGTAGCTAGCCACCACCACTTATCCATGTTTGGAAGAATGTCTCTGTTTTCACGGTACATATCCACGGTAAGCAATGACACCTTGTCCGTGCATGATCCGTATTCTGTCTGTCCGTCTAGTGATAAGAGATTTACCGGAATATCAAGAATATTTTCAGTTCCTATCTCAAGTTCCTCATAGAACTCATTATTGAGATATTCTCGGAGTGAACTTTCTTTCCAATCGTTTGAATCCGAATCAAACTTCTCATTCTCAAGCAATGTTTTATGTAGGCAATACACCTTGTTATCCTCTACTTTCAGTACCAGCCATTCCTTGCCAGCTATGGTTACTGTATTACCTCTCTGTAAGTCCTGCTTTCCTGTTCTGTTTTTGATTTCTTCAAATAACTCAGTAGCTTTTGCAAGGACATTTCCTAATTCCACGATTTTCTGATTCATTCTACTTTCCCTCCTTTGATACAAAGATATTAGATTTTAAGATACAAAACGGACGCACCGCACTATAGCAGTAGCAATCGCGATAGTCGATAACGCCCATAGGCGAAACAACACAAACTGAATACGTGTATCCACGTTCTGCAATTGTCCACGGTGTACATGTCCACTCCCATTTTTCCTCACGTTTGAATAATCCCTGATACGTTCTGTATTCCCCAAAAGTCAGCAACCGGATTTTATCATCACATGTGCCATAATTTTTCAGACCGTCAACCGTTGTCAGATCAGTTTCTGTTTCAACGATATTTTCAGCACCGAACATTTCTTCATACTCTTTCAGTACATTGATGTTCAGGTGATTCCGAAGTGAAGAAGAAATCCAGTTTGGATTATCATCATCAAACACCGTATCTTCCCTTGTGTCCGCTTCAATAATCGTCGTGGTATCTCCAAAGTGGTTCAGTACAATAAATCTCTTTTCACCAGCCGTAAAGATTTCTCCTGGCTCAAGGTCTGACAGCTGCACCTTGCTGATCTCTTTTACATCATCATCCGTCATAATGCGGATATTCCCATTTCCCAATGTCTCTACTTTCATTTTGTTTGCTATTACAATCATTTGATATCCTCCTGTTCAATCAAATCTTGTTGTTTTTGTTGTATGGTTTTTAAATTCTGTGGTAGCTTTGCATCCATCTTCTGACGTTCTACCGCTGCGCGATAACTTCGAATAAAATGTGACTGCTCCACGCTCTGCACTGTCTCATTGTCCATTTGTGCCCATTCTCTAAGATTCGCTGCGCAACCAACTGCTTTTTGAATTGTGGGCGGTAATTGGTCGAACTCTGCTTCCGCGTTATAGTTTGAATTGCAGATTGCCTTGTAGACAATACTCCATGCTTCTAATTCGCTCATTTGATGCAAGCATAATTCATTAACCGAATACTCCCTTATGTCTGCAGGTGTAGGTGGAAATTTTTCCGAAACCATATATCTTTGGATTGCCTTACTTGCATTTTGATATGACAAGTCTTGTAAAAGTACAAACCACATATCATACGCTGTCTGATCTGGTATAAAAGTTGCTTGCGGATAAATTGATTTCATACCCTTTACTAAGATTCTAAATTCTTCTTTTGTCATACCCATGTATCTACCTCACTAATTCGATTAGCAATTCGATCTGATTCAGACTGATACTTTGATTCTTGCTTTTTCAGTTTGTCAAAGCATATCCCTTGCCAATTAGCTGCCATAGATTCGTCTATCACGTTCATGACTTTCTGTTCCCCATAAGTTTTGATATTGTTATCAATTACTGTAAGCAACGACTTCAATCCCTGTTCCTTGTAAGAACAACGTTTTTCAGTTTTATACTTCACCCACTCCAATATCTTGTCTGACATTTGAGAAGAAAAGGAATGATCTGAAATTATATCCTCGACATTTAGCACTTTAGTGCGCTTTCCTTTTTTATTCTTCTCTTTCTCTATATCTGTATCTATTTCTATATCTTTCTCTATCTCTAACTCTGGTGTAGAAATATCCAAGATTTCTTCAAAATTTCCTACAGATTTCTTTTCAAGCGCTATTTTTCTGTCATATTCTCGCTGTCTATCAGCTTCTGTTGTCGTCTTTCCGATGAAATTCTGAATGTTCATGATATAAATTGCTCCATTGTCAAGTATCTCGATGAATCCAAGTTTTTGAAAGACTTCAAGAGCCTTTTCAACAGTTCCTACTTGATGATGTGTGACTTTTGCAAGCATCTGCGAATTGTATGGAATCACATTATTAATTGCCAAACGTCCACCATTTTTAAGGCTACGCAACATCATTTTCAAAAGAATGTTTGAATAAAGATATCCATCCGGCATACCTTCCAAAACAAGCATTGCATCATCATCGAAAAAGTTTTCCTTTAACCGGAGATAGTAGTATTGTCTATTGTCCGACATCCTTACTCCTTTCCACCAACCGCAAACACCTATCAACATTCAAGGGCTTTCCTGGACACTCAATTACAAATTGGCACCGGACACATTCGCGGTCTTTCTTGAGATTCTCTTTGTTTTCATCAGCCATCTACATTCACCCCTAACAGCTGTAATATACGTTCGCCGGATTCTTCCGGTGTACAAAAAAGAAACTCACATTCGTATTTATCCTGCATAGTCAAACAAGCCTTTGCCAATGATGCTCCCTTTGTAGCTGTTGGATACTTCTGTACTTTTCTGTATCTTGGATATCCACTCTTTGTATGTCCGATAATTTCAGATGAGTTTTTCATGATGAAAAGCCTTGGATTCTTCCATGAGAACAGATCATCAATGCTATATACCGTTTTGTTGTAAATATCCTTTGTTCCAGTGATTAAGCCGCCTTTGTTTTCCACAAGGATATAAAGCTTAATTCCATTGTTCTGCGCAAGAATACATTCATCACGAAACCGATTATGAGACTTCCCACAAATGTCACTAATAAGTTCCTGAATATCAAATTTGCTATCTATAGAAACTTTGTATGTTCCAATGAAGTCCATTTTCTTAAGGTCGACATTCCTCTTTGCTTTTCGCTCAATTACATCAACTACTTTTTCATTCGAAACTATGTAATCCCCAACTGGAAGCGGTACTCTCAAAACTTCCACACCACATTTATTAAAATGATTGTTCTTTGCAATGTGAAGTCCTTCTTTTTGAGCCATATCTTCTAAAATTGTCAAATGCTCACACTCCCTTTTAAAATAGACGCAATAAAACGTCCAAATTTGTATTTATTGTTCAAATACCCACGTGACGTAGAAAATCCAAAAACGGTACCAAATTTTGCATCACAGGCATGTTTTAATAGTTATGATTGTGGTGTACTTTCGGCTACACCAGACCGTCATGATTCACAAAAAGATTTTTGTAGGAAATCTTGACATTTCAACCCAAATAAGAATTCGTGATATATTATTTTTGGTAACAGCATGAACCATGAAAAAATACACTTTAGATTCTTTCGCCTTAATGCCGGTGTCTCAACCTTTATTAGAACTGCCTTTTATTGACAGATGCTAATTATCTTTTCTTTCCTTTGACCTTGCGCTTCTTGTGATTTCCAACGAACCGTCCATGACCTTTCCTCGTGCCATAGATAAACGCGTCCATGTTCGGAGTTTCACAATTACGCGAAATGTCAAAAGTAGCTGGCTTGACTTTCTGAATAACAAACACCCCCTAAAATCAAAATGGTTTTTTGCTTAGCTCAATTTCCATACCTTTATTTGCAACATAGACTGCTGCACTCGTTATCTTTTGGGTTTTTGCCTTGAATAAGGATTCATCTGAATTTTTATCTGACAAGTGAATTAGAACGACATTTCGTAATGTCGGATTATCGTTAGTAGAAATACATTCCAGCGCCGTTTCTAGGCTCATATGTCCTTTTAGGACATGTTCTCTGTTAATTGCATCATCTTTGATTAGTTGCTTGCTATAATTAGATTCTATAAGCATGTGAGTAAGACTTGGAAACCGACACTTTACATACTCTGTATCACTTGCATAAATCAATGACCCAAAATCCGGATGGGTGATATAGAATCCATAACAAGGTACATCATGTTCAAGTTTGAATGCCTGGACCCTAAATCTTCCAAAACTTTGTGCATGAGTGCTATCATAGTTTTCTATCAAGTACGGCTTAAAGGTTTCAACTCCATAACCCTCAAACTGTTCAATATACTTTGCATGGTCATTATGTTTATGACTAGCAAGTACAGCAACAATCTTTGCAATGTTAAAATCGATTGCTTTCATAACCTCTTTTACTGATATACCAGCTTCTATAACAAGGCATTCCGTATCATCATGAAGCAAATAGCAATTACCGGCAGATGATGATCCTAAGACAGTCAGTTTCATTAGAAACCTCTTCCGTTATCAACTGGCTTGTCCCCTTTCTCTTCCTCGACAACCTCGCCTGTAAATGTTTCCGGCTCGGCAGATGTTTCATCCACAACAAAATCTTCGGAGTTAGCATTCTGCGATATTTCATAATCAGCATCCATTGCAACGCGATCATCGGATTCTGCCTCTTCAGATTTATCCATAAAGTCACTGACTGACTGCGTTCCATATGTACGGATGATATATTTCAATGCTCTGTTCTTTACTGTTTTCATACACATCTGATCTGTAAACTTTTGATGCGTTCCATTTCCATTTTCTTTGTAACCAAATCCCTGTTGCCATGCTTTTTTAATCATGCTCATATTCATGAGTTCAACATATCTTGAACCATCTTCCATGATGCAAATTGCATATGCACCGATGATTTTGTCCGTATTGATGTTAATGAAATCCTGCGAATGTTCATCAATAACAATTTGCGCATCTTCGATATGGTATTTAAAAACATCACCTTCATAAATCACCATTGCCGGTATATCTTTTAATCCGTATCTTCTGGCAACGCATGTATTGCCATAAACAGATACCTGACACTGCAACTTTCCACCATATGCAACCGGATAGCACTGTTTTTTCTGCATGGAAAGACCCATTGTAACCATGTCCATTAATGTATTTGCAATTGATACCTGTGTACAACTTTCAAGCACTGGTTTCTTACTCGAATCTACGGTTTCTTTTAGTGTTAAATAGGCACCCATTAACTCATTGGAATAGTTATAGTCACTTGGGAACGAAAGACCATATTTAACCTTTTCATCTAGTTGCTTAATCAATCCGTCCACAAACGAATTATTTACCATCAATCCTGCCTGCTGTTTTCCTGTTTCTAATGCTTCATTTTTCTTTGCATCTGGCATATTATTTACCCTCTACTTTCTCAAATTCATAAATACTGTTTAATGTGCTAATTTTAATGTGGTTTGATGATTCCTCGATTGAAACAACTCTGCTTGTACGAAGGGAATAATTTGAATAGTCCGAACCATCTGCATTTTTCAAGTAATCAATGACCATCGGAATCATATCCTGTGCTTCCGGTCTTTTACAAATACGTCCGATTCTTAATGGATATCTTCCATCTGTTCTAGTAGTTCCATCATCACTGTTGCAGATATTTACAATCTT